AGTTGGGGCAAAGCTGAAAGGGTCAGATATTGGTCAAAGCTACGCTTTCTTGTACGGCCTTGATCATGTAGTTCTTCTTTCCGACGTTTTAGGTGTGAAGGAGACTGATGGTTGTAGGTCGAGCACAATTTTGGATGTGTCACTGGTTTACTCGCGTCGATGTCCACCGTTTTACGGGCTCAAAGTGGAGATCGACTATCCATACTCAAGGTTTTTTGCTCCACCAAGGTCACGAAGGTATGTGAATAACACTTTGAGCGGTCCTTATGGTAACTTATCAGGTATTATTCCTTCAGGAGAAAAAGTTGAGTGAGACACGTTATAATTGTCCATTCTGTGTTCTTGTAGGAAAGTCACCTGATGTAAAAGGTCACTTATATGTTAACTGGTCAAAGGGGGTTTTTCATTGCTTCCGATGTAACGCAAAAGGAAGGACTTCTCAGTTGAAAGGTGTTCCTTTAACGCCTTTTAAACGCTATGTTGAGGTTAGCTCGGTTGCTTTGACGGACGCGCGGAGGTTTATTGAGTATTCTATAGACGAGGTTAGATTGAAGTTCCCTCAAGTTTTTAGGTTTTTGGAACGTAAAAACGCGGTTTCCCATTTCCAACAAGTGTATTTAACGTTTGCGTCTATGGGCTACGGTCTTGTTATTCCGCTTCGTTTTGGAGGACGCACGGCTTTTCAGGTTAGAATGTTTGATTGTCCTACGAAGTACTTATCTTCACCTGGGTTCCGCAAGTGTGACTTCCCTGTTGGCTTAGATGAGTTGGTTTCTCCAATAGCTGTTCTTGTCGAAGGTTATTTTGATTATTTACCCTTAAGAGGCTTTGCGGTGTGCACGTTTGGCAAAAGTGTGTACAAAGAATTGCCTCAGATGTTGAAGGTTATGGGGGTAAAGAACGTGATTGTCCTTTGGGATAGCGACTCTCATTTCGATGGTCTATCTGACGCAGTTAAGTTATATAAGATGGAAGCGTTTGATTCGTATGCAGGGTTTATGATTGATGGGTCACCTAGTGATTTTGAGTTGAAAGAGTTGTTGAAGGTTCCATGTGTTCGGGTTAGAACGGGTGGTTTTCACATTTTGGGGGAAATCTTAAAAGGAGGTTGTTATGTTACCTGATGTTCAGAACACTCAGAGCCAAGTGAAGCGGCGGGTCCCATGGGTTGGAGTTGAGGGGGTGAAGCACCCTGTTTATGTATTTTACCCTTCCTTGGGCTATGTTCGAACCCCCGCTATGCTATCGGTGTACTGTTCGTTAACCTCAGAGGTACGCGGGATTAATATGTCACGTACTGTTGAGGTTGTTTATAAGTGCTTTGAGAAACAGTGCCTACTTGCGGATAATGTAATAAAGTCTCTGGATTTTTTGAAGGAAAGGCTAGGTAGCACGGATGGTTTTGTAAAAGTGACACTTGATTACTTCGTCGAAAAAACATCCCCACGCAGTGTGATAAAACAGTTTCTACCCATTACCGCTTCTGTCGTAGGTATTTGTGAGTCTTCAAGTACTTCGTTACTTATGAATGTGAAGGTACCTTACACTTCTTGTTGTCCTTGTTCCAAAGAAATATCAGATGGGAAAGGCGCCCATAACCAACGATCCTTCGCGTCTGTCACTCTGTTTAATCCTAAAGGTACGGTGTTGTTTGAGCACGTTGTTGATTTAGTAGAGGGGTGTGCGAGTGCTCCTGTGTTTGAGCTTTTGAAGAGACCTGATGAGAAGTACGTGACAGTTGAAGCTTACGAAAACCCAAAGTTTGTGGAAGATGTGGTTAGGTCTATAAGCGACCGGCTTTCAAAGCACCCTGTTAGTGAAGGATTTTGGGTGAAAGTTGAGCATCAAGAAAGTATTCATGTACACCAAGCAGTCGCGTTCGATTGTTCAGATCGCGCTAGCGCTTGGTGGTTTTTAGTGGAGGTATGAATATGCAAGAAATCTACTTTCAAGAGCTGGTTGAGGGTTTTTACCCTAGGAAGGGGAATGTTCACGACGCTGGTTTTGATTTACGAGTTTTTAGGGTTCTCCCTGCTTCCCGACCTATTTCAACTGATTACTCTACGAGATCCGAAACTTATGTGGTTCGTCCTGGTGAAACTGTTAAACTTGATTGCGCGTGTAAAATTGCGGTTCCGCGCGGAGTCTGTGGGTTAGTTGTGCCTAGGTCTTCATGGAGAAGGAAGGGACTAGTTGCAATGTCGGTTTTTGATCATGGTTACCTTCTTCCTTGGGTTCCATTTGCTACTAACTGTAATTCTGATGTTATTACTATCACAAGCGGCGAGCGGGTTCTCCAAGTTCTTTTTATCCCTCTTTTTTATGGGAAGACCTTGAATGTTACCAAGTTGCCAAATTATCTTTATGACAGAGGAGGCGGTGCGGGAAGCACCGGCAAATGAAAGTAAGGAGGAAAGAGATGGTTGATAGAAATCCTAGAGGATTACCTCGCCCACATGACGGCCGTGGGCATGGAGTTGGCATGCAAGGTGGACGCAGAGCTGGGAGAAATACAGGTCCCTGTTCTAAAGGTGGTCCTGGATTTGGCAAAGGCAGAGGACGGAATTTAGGTGGTCGGCGTAAGTAATGCGTTTTAAGACGCCTTAAATTTGTATAGCTTTAAAGGAGGTTTTCATGAGTTTAAAGGTCTGTGTCATCGCTGCGGTAAAGTACGAGAAGCACCCCCCAGATCACAAGGGATTGATTCAAGGGTTGAAAGACCTGAAGTGCAAAGCTTTATTTTGCGACCCAATTCTTGACAGTGCTGATCAGATCACATTTGCGATCAAGAAGTTTAAGCCTGATATTGTGATTCATCATATGTCTACGTGCTTGGAAAAGAAGTTACCTGAAGTAATTGGAAGAGAAGTCCCACAAGTCTTTTGGATGTTAGATTATAGACCGTATGATTGGATAAGGGGAGAGGGCGAAAAATACTGGGATTGCTGGAAGAGTCAATCTTACTATCTTAAGCACATATTGCTGTCAAACAAAGAACAGATACCATTGTGGGAAGAAGAGTTTCAACTTCCGGTGAGTTTTTTGCCTCATGGATGCTATGTTGTTGACGAGTTGATTTACGACGAGAGATTTCATTACCCTTGCGTTTTTATAGGTCAAATGTCTGATTCCAGGATGCTTGCAACGAGAAAGAATTTTATAAGAGAGTTGATGAGACGGACTCGGATCGTTCATTTGAATGCTCCTTCAGGGTCGAAAGAGAGGAATGAGATTTGGAAAAACATGCCAAAGATATATTACTCTTCGGACGTAGTTTTAGATATATGTCATTTTTGGGACGTCCCAGGCTATGCATGTGGTAGGTTTTTCTACTCTTCGGGCTTGGGTGGCGCGACGGTTAGTAAAAGGTTCCCTGAATGTGAGACGCTGTATCCAGATGGAATAAAGCTTTATTTTGATACTCTTGAGCAGGCTGTTGAGAAGATAAAGTGGCTACAAGAGAATCCTAAGTTGAGAGAAAGAATTAAACGGAAAGCGTATAAGTATAGCAAGACTTATCATAGTTATAAGGTTAGATACACAGAAATCTTCGAACGGGTGCTGTGATGAAGGAGTATAAGATTCCCCTTTTCTGGCCGTATTACAATGGACCCAAGATCATCGAATCACTTAAGAAAATCTTCCCTGCAGATGGCAGTAATAAGTGGCTTGCAGAAGCGGATCGGGTGAAAGAGTTCGAGTGCGTGTTTGAGAGGAAACTACGTAGGAAGAATGCGGTGGCCCTTAATAGCGGCACAGCAGGCTTAGTTTTGTCGTTCAGACTGGCAGGAATTGAAGAGGGGGATGAAGTTATTATGCCGGTACTGAATTGCAGTGCGGATCTCCACGCGTTACTACAAGTAGGAGGGAAGCCTGTCTTATGTGATGTTGATGATACTTTAAACATTGATATTACTGATATTAAACATAGAATAACAAGTAGAACGAAGGCTATCCTATGTGTCAACTTTGGTGGCTATCCTTGTGAGATTGAAGAGGTTCTTTCGATTGCTAAGAGATACGATCTTAAAGTCATAGAGGACAGTTGTCAATATTTGATACCTAGAGAGCTGCTCGCGGATTATGAGGTGTTTTCGTTTCAAGCTATAAAGACATTAACTACTGGGGACGGGGGAATGCTGTGTTGTAAGGATGATAAAGACTATGAGCGGGCAAAGCTCTTGAGGTGGTTTGACATCGATCGTGATTTCAAAGCCAAACAAGGTTACAAGGTGTTTAGAGATTGGGAGATGAGGGAGTTTTTGGGGGGCCCCCAGAGTGAAATAGGGTATAAGTTTCAGATGAGTGATGTTACAGCTGCGATAGGCTTAGCTCAGATGGAAGATTTGGACTTTGTGATAGAAAAAAGAAAACGACTTACGTTTCTTTATAGGCAGGAGCTTCAATCGGTAGATGGTTTAAGACTACTTCCACCACACCCGCTAGAGGCGTATTGGTTATTCCATATTTTTACTCTGAGGAGGAGGGAGGTAGCTGAAGCTTTGGAGGATGCGGGCGTGGAAGTGAATGTGGTTCATAATCGGAACGACATCTTACCGCTGGTTGGAGCTTCACGTCGTCTTGATCTGTGTGGCATGAATAAGTTAGAACAGCAGTATCTATGTCTGCCGCTGCATCCGCGGTTAGAAGAGGAAGATGTGGTTTACATTTGTTCTATAATCAAAGGGGTTCTTAAGTGAGAAGCACTGAAAAGTACATCAGGAAGTTAACTCGACGTAGGGGGACTTCACGTCAGCCTGTAGATGTAGATCGTATGATTAGACTGACGAAGAAGAGTAAAAGGAAAGTCCTGGCTTTTGCTAAGCAGATAAAGGAACCACTTTGTGATGATGAGGAAATAGGTAGAGTAGAGATCATAGTTTTGACTTTTAAAAGCCCTCATAATGAAGTTGAGTGTATAAAGCGAATCATTGAAAAGACCCGACATCCTTATCAAATAACCGTTTTTGATAATCGGCCTAACTCGCCAAATACATCAAAGGTTTGGAATAAATTGATTTGGGACTCAACCTGCCCTTTTATTGTTATAATGGATTCAGATGCTTTCGTGGAAACAGAGGGGTGGATTGAGAAAATGTTTACAGTTCTTGTATCACGTCCTGACTGTGGTGTTGTTGTTCCGGTGTGTGGTAGAAATGGGTCTTGCCCTGAATTCCAACGTCTCTCGGCGTCAAATAGGGCACCTCATGCTGTAGATAGATACGTTTCAGGTTACTGTTTTATGTTTAGAAAAGCCCTAGTTAGCGAGATTGGGTGGTTTGATGAGGACTTTTTGATGTACGGTCAGGATTCTGACTGGTTTGACAGGTTGAAATATAGGGGGTATAAAGCTTATATTCACCCACAGGTAGAGGTGTTTCATCTAGGGATGTCAGAAGCGAAGAAGGCGGATAAAGAGGGTGTGTTTGACCTTGAGTTGGACATGAAACACGCAGAGATTCTCTTCAACAAAAAGAAAGACAGGCGTTGGAAGGAAGGTAGATTGTTAGAAGAAGACATAGGAGAGGTTAAGTGATCTATTGGGTTTTTGGACTACCAGGATCCGGTAAATCGACTGTTGGAAAGTCAGTTGCGGATTATTTAGGTGCGGTTTTCCTTGACGCAGATGAGGTCCGCACCGTGTTTCCAGATTTAGGTTACACAGAGAAAGACAGACTTGAGAACAATATGAGGTTGCTTAGTTTAGCTACTATGATAAACTCACAGGGTTTTGATGTAGTCGTGTCTGCGATTACACCGTTTAGTAAGTTTAGGAGAGAGTATCTTTATAGATGGACTACAGTGTACCTAAAATGTGATGTAGATGAATGCAGGAAAAGGAAGCCAGAGGTCTATACTGACTTTCCTCTTTGTGTTTTTCAAGAACCTGATGGTGGTGAGAAGGTTGATTTTGTGGTAAATACATGTGAGTTAAGCTTGGTTGAAACGTTAGAATTGATATTTGAGGGGTGGCGATGAAGTATGATGTTTTTTATCCTGATCGGGTGATCACAAGTTCACCAGCTGTTTTGTGTGTTGTAGCAACTTACGTACCCGAACCGAAAGTGAAGGAGTACAATTTACGCACACCGCACGGCTTTGAAAAATACAAGCATGATAGGCTAGAGGCGTTAAAGTTTTGTTTAAAGTGCTATGAGCTCTTTAATCCTGGTGTAGACTTTGATTTGGTTTTAGTTGATAACGAGTCTCCAAATAAGGAAGCGCAAGAGTTTTTTGAAAATTGTGGGTATAAAGTTTTTAGGCGAGAAAATCGCTTTTATAGTTATGGTGCTTATAAGTATGTCTGGGACTTATTTGGTGATTCTTACCAATACTACCTTTTTCACGAACAAGATTGGGTACCCGCTAAAGATGGGTGGCTTTTGGAGTTAATCCAGAGGCTTCACTCAGACAGATATGTGGGTGCTGTTGGTAATTGTATAGAACACCGCAGCTGGACTGATGATCCGAAAACGGATGGAGAGAAAATATGTAACAGATTTATTGAAAAGATATCTCCTCACCGAAAGGTTCAGTTCAATTTAGATGGTGAGTATACACTTATATCGAGCAAGGTGTTAAAGCAATTTTCGAGTTCACCAGGTTTTTTGCTTTTCCCATGTGAACCTGAAACAAGCTTGAGCCCCGCTTACAATGAGCTCGCTTTTCATCAACCGATTTTGGAGTTAGGATATAAGATCAAGGGGTTCAACGACGGATTTCATACGTACTTTCATGGAGTTTGCTTTACGGAGCCGCAAGTGAATAGAGGAGTTGGTAGATTGACCCCACTTGTTCCAGAGCAGACGCGAATGTTTTGTCCTATGATGAAGGATTACTTTTCTAGAATATGTAAGACGATCTTGGTTTTAGGGATGCACCGATCAGGTAGTAGTATGGTGGCTAGAATGTTGTATAATATGGGCGTTAATATGGGTAAGCACTTGATGAAGCCGGACGACACGAACCCAACTGGGTATTATGAGAATTTGGATTTCGTGGCGTTAAATAACACTATCTTGACTGCCGGTGGCGGTGATTGGTCTACACCACCACATGACATTGAGCGCTTGGTATCAAAGTTTGGGTGTGAGGCGGAGAGGGTTGTTAGAAAGAATGAAGATGTGGTGTGGGGGTGGAAGGATAATAGAACAGTCTTAACTTTTGAGGTTTATTACCCGTACTTGAAAAACCTTTATATAGTCGTGTGTAATCGCGAAGAAAGGAGTGTGGTGAATTCGTTGTTACGCACTCACAGGGGTTTGGTTCCACCTGAAAAGAGGAGCTATAAATACTTTGCGGGTGTGTATAAAACTTATTACCAAAAGATTGAAGAGATAAAATCCAAAGTCGGGGTGCCAGTGTTAGATGTCCATTTTGAGAATTTTTTTGAGTCACCTGATAAGGAAATCGCTAAATTACAATCTTTTCTGGGAATTCATAGGAGGATAAAGGATTTGAATGATATATTGGATAAGAAATATGTTCACTTTTTGGGGGCGTAGTTGGAGTGGAAGTTGAATGTAGGGTGCGGTATGTTGCATGAGAGAGGTGAGGAATGGGTTAACATAGATAGATCGCCTAGGTGTAACCCTGATGTTGTTTTAGATATAACAAAAGGGTTACCCACCAAATATCCATGGGGACGTGATGATTCAGTTAGTTTTATAAAGGCTCAATGTTGTTTGGGTCAAATTGAGCGTAATGATGATTTCCTTTTTGTCATGAATGAATTTTGGAGAGTGTTGAGACCTGGAGGCGAGCTGTGGGTTTATCTTCCTCATGTAGATTACCCTCATGCTTATGTTGACCCTTTCAATGTAAGGAGGTTCAATGAATTAAGTCTGGAGTCGTTTGACTACAGACATCCTCAGTATGTCAATCATAATTCCTATTACGGTTTTAAACCATGGGTTGTTTTGTTTGTGCATACCAATAAGTCGGGCTTTTTAAGTGCAAGAATGCAACCTAAAAAACAGTAGGGGGTTAGTATGAAGTTACATATTGGATGTGGACTTAATTATTTAGAGGGCTACAAAAACATTGATGTTAGTTGTAAGGTGAAGGCGGACGAATATTACGATATTCGGTTGGGTGTTAAGGAAGAAGATAATTCTGTTGATGAAATATTTGCCTCATGTGTGTTAGAGCAAATATGTTCTAATGACGATTTCACGCGAGTTATGAATGAGTTTTGGCGCGTACTGAAGCCGACTGGCACGCTGCGTGGTCACGTACCTAACGCTTCTTTAGCCATCGCTTTCCGCGACCCTATGGATTGTAGGTACTTTACGGAAGAGACGTTTGATTATTTTACTAAAGGTCATAGACTTTATGAAAGATACGGTAAAATCTACGGATTGAAACCGTGGAGGGTTACTCATTGTGTTACTTCGGATACTGGGATTATTCATTTCACGATGCATCCTGTAAAGGGGGCTTTATGACAACTACTGTTTTGGTTACGGGTGGGTGCGGATTTATAGGACACCATTTTTGTGAGCATGTACTGAAAAACACAGATTGGAACATAGTGGTTCTTGATAGTATCACGTACGCTGGCTCCTTGTCCAGGATTGTTGGGATTGATTTGTTAGATCAAGAGAGGCTGCGGTTTGTGTGGCATGATTTAAGGTCCGCTTTGAACAAGACTGTAGCTCGAATGATCGGGCATGTTGATTATATTGTTCATTTTGCTGCGGAAACACACGTGGATAGGAGCTTAGAAGATGCGGTTCCTTTTGTTATGTCTAATGTTCTTGGTACTTTGAATTTACTGAACTATGTTAAGCAAGCTCAGCCACAAGCTAAAACTGCGGTTATTTCAACTGATGAAGTTTTTGGTCCAGCTGCTTCGGGGGATGCGTTTGGTGAAGAAGATAGATTTAAACCAAGCAACCCGTATGCGGCTTCAAAAGCAGGCGCTGAAATGTTGGCTTACTCATATGCGTACTCGTTTAAGCTGCCCATTTTTGTTGTTAGAATGGTGAATTGTTTTGGTGAACGTCAGAATAAGGAGAAATTCGTTCCTAAGACGATCAAGCGCTTAATTTCTAATGAGAAAGTGGTAATCCACGGTTACTCGAGGAAAGACTGCGCGTCGCGTTGTTGGATTCATGCTCGTGACGCTTCAGATGGGATCTTGTTTCTACTTAGTAAAGCTGTACCGACTGAATCTTATCACATAGCAGGTGAAGAGTGGACGGTTTATGATATTGCAGATGTTATTCATCAGGAAGTCACAGGCTTGCCTTTGACGGATGAGGAGGTTGAATTCATTCCATATGAAACTGCGAGAGTTGGCTGTGACAAGCGCTATGTGTTAAGTGGTGTGAAACTAGTGTCGTTGGGGTGGTTTCCTACTGTAGGTGTGGAAGAGTCACTGAGGAAGGTGGTTCGATGGACTTTAAAACATAAAAACTGGTTGTATTAGTGAGGTTAGTGATGTGTTTTGAGATACCATCGTCATTTTGTGGGATTGAAGTAGCCCAGAGTTGGTCAGCTTTGTACCTTTTTGAGCTAATATTTAAATCGTATACACCAAAGCGGACCATAGAGTTGGGGACGTGGAAGGGCGGAGCAAGTTTGTTTATGTATTTTTTGGCTAAAGCTCATGATGGTGACTTTGTTACTTATGACAGCACTCCGCGTTACTTGGAGTCTGATAAGGGTAAGGATCTTTTTAAGAAGTTTGGGGTTGATTTTCGAGAAGCTGACATCTTTGAACCCATGATCATAAATGAAATACGCGAGCTAATTGAAGCACCAGGAAGGGTCTTTGTTTATTGCGATGACGGTAATAAGGTTAACGAATTCAATATCTATGCGCGATTCTTGAAACCTGGTGATGTGATTGGAGTTCATGATTGGATGGAAGAGATAACAGCGGGAGATTTACGAGTGGATGTGGGGGATCTTGCTCCGATTTTTATGTTAGAGTGTAATAAGTACCACACCCAGCAAGCTTTTTGGGTTAAACGAAGTTAGCCTGTCGTCTTATACTGGCTTTCCCAGTCCTTTGCAAAAAAGTTGTGTGGTAAAGGAGTATAATAGAAGCAGCTGTAGGAGTTAAGTGAATAGACTACTGAGAAACACGATGAGTGAGGAATTGAACAATTTTGAGGATGAAATGTGTGGATTATGTCCAATAAAGCCTAAAGTTAAGATTGTCCCGCCTCAAGGGGACCCACGCGCGACGATTATGATCGTGGGGGAGAGCCCTGGGTCTGAAGAGTTACTTCGAGGTATCCCTTTTTGTGGCGCGAGTGGTGAATTTTTGTTTAAGTATCTAGGGTGGCTGGTCCCAGACGCTTATGATTTTGCGGACTTTCTTCGTAAGCGTGGAGCGTATTTGTATGTTACAAACGCGTGCTTATGTTCAGCCAAAAGCCCTGTTAAGTCGATTCGAGATAACTTTTGTATTCCGCGGTTGCGAAAAGAGATTAAGAGGGTAAATCCGGATCTTATTATTCCATTAGGCGGTCTCGCTTTAGAATATGTGACGTCAATTCTTAACCTTGAAGGGTCTAAATTACTTCGACTTCAGTTGAATCAGATAGAACCACTGACTTCCATAATGTCAGCCCGGGGCTATGTTCTTCGGGCGGCTGATGGTCAGGTTATTTTTCCGTTGATACACCCAGCGAGTATTTTACGTCAGCGTGAAAGAGAGTTTTTGTATATGTGCGATGTCCAGAAGCTTTACAGGGTTTTAACAGGTAGCTATCGTGAGGCTCGATCAACTTACTTTGTGGTGAATACTTTATGGGAATTGGAAGAAGTCACACGGATGGTTGAAGAGTTGCCCGAGAGTGAGCTGCTTTCCTTTGATGTGGAAACTACAGGGGTGAACCCTTTTAGTGATAGGATTTTGTGCATGGGTATCTCTTTCAAAGACTATGTAGGTGTTGTCATTCCCTTTGATGATCCTGTAGTGAGACCGTACGTTAAGAGGATCTTAGAGTCAAAATGTCGGAAAGTAGGTCAGAATTTTAAGTTTGACCTTGAGTTTTTATACCAGTGTGGGTTTACCGTTAATAACTTGTACTTCGATACTATGATTGGTCAACACGTGTTGAATGAGAACATCCCTTGTGATTTGGTTACGTTAGTGTCGATTTATTTAGACTATCCTAAGTATGATCTCGCTTTAGATTTGTACAAGAAGGCTCATAAAGTTAAGTCTTACTCTGAAATTCCTTCTTCGCTTCTATATAAGTATAACGCACATGATGCGATCGTAACTCGGCTTATTGCGTTGAAGATGATTCCAAGCATTGAGAAAGAGTACTCTTATTTGTATTGGAACGTCGCACTTCCTACTCAAGTGGCGTTAACTCATGTTGAGATTGAGGGCATGAATGTAGATGAGGATCGGGTTCGGGAACTGACTAAACAAGTCGCAGATGAAGTGGTGAGCATCGAGTCGGATTTGTATAGAAATGTAGGTAAGGAGTTTAATCCTCGTTCGTCGTCTCAATTAAGCAGTGTCCTTTATTCAGATTTGGGTTTCCCTGTACTTGTGAAAACGAAAGGGGAAAAAGCTTCGACATGTGCTGAGGCGTTACAAAAGTTACTTACATGGGCTGAGCGAAAGCAGGATAAAAAGGCCCTATCGATAATTGACTCGCTGATTAAGTTGCGGAAGCGTCAAAAAGTACTATCAACGTATTTAGCTGGGGGAAAGGGAGGGATCTGGAGGTTTGTAGCAAAGGATGGTAAAGTTCATCCTGATTATCATGTGACTGGTACTGTAAGTGGGCGTCTCTCTTGCACATCACCACCAATTCAGACCATACCGAAATCGGCACTGCGATCTATCTTTAACGTCCCACCAGGATATAAGTTTATCGAAGCAGACTATTCACAAGCTGAGGCGCGGGTTATGGCATACGTTGCACAGTGTGCACCTATGATGGAGGCGTTTAACACTGGGCAAGATATTCATACAGTCGTTGCGGAGAGAATATTTAAGAGGAAGATTCATAAGGATGATATTGAGAGAAAGATGGCTAAATTTGTTGTATATGGGTTGATGTATGGACGTCAGGCACATAGCGTCGCTGACCAGTTTCGTATTTCACTTACGGAAGCTGAGTCGATTATGGATCAATTTTTCGCGGAGTTTCCTGAGATTAAGTCTTATATGGACTACGTAGTGAAAGAAGCCAAGTCAAAAAGGGTGTTACGTAATTTGTATGGTAGAACCAGGATTTTCCCTCCCGGCCCATTTTTGTCTGAGTGGGAACGACAAGCGCTTAGTTTCGTACCACAGAGTACTATTGCGGATCATACTAATCAGTCTCTTGCGCTGCTGGTAGAATTGTTAAAGTCAGAAGGCTCGGGTGCGGTTGTGATTCTACAGCTACATGACGCTATTGGAGTTAGAACACCTGAAGACTATGTTGAAGTTAAGGAGGTGATAAAAAGTGTTATGGAGCGCCCGATCCCCAACACGTCACTCATTATCCCAGTAGATATTAAGATTTCTGATAGGTGGGAGGGTGGTGAAAAATTATTTTTTTAGGAGGTTATGATGGACATTGAACAACTTAAAAAGGACTTGAGTCAGTACTCATCTACTTTGGGTTCCTTTTGGAAGCCGAAGGTGGGGAGAAACTACATTAGGATTTTACCGCCTTGGAGGACAGATGCTCCTGTGTTTTATAAGGCGGTAAGGTTACACTGGGTTGGAAGCCGTAGCGTGTTGTGCACACCTGGAAATTGTATTGTGTGTTCAATGCTTCAAGATCCTGTGTTAGCACCGTCGCTTGAGGGAAAGGTTAATACAATAAATAGATTTCTTGTTAATATGGTGGATTTAGACGACAAGGGGGGTGGAGTAGTAGTTTGGGCGATGCCTCCAATAGTATGGAATCAACTTGCGCAATTTTGCGTTGACCCGCAGTGGGGTGATTTAACTGATCCAAACACGGGACGTAATGTTACGGTAGTGCGTGAAGGATCAGGAGTTAAATCAACAAAGTATCAAGTCATCCCTGATCCTCAGCAGACCGCGGTAGATGTTCAGTTGCTAACTCAGATGCATGATCTAGACAAAATTTACACTAAAGCTTCACCTGAGTATGTAATTGGATTACTCCAAGACGAAAGCATAAGTGTTTCGGTTACATCACTTGCGCCCAATAGTTCCACACCTCAGCTCACTCCACAACCAGCACAGAGACCCACACCACAACCTGCACTTCAGTCGGCTCCGCAACCTGCTCCTCAACCAGCACAGAGACCTACACCACAACCTACACCACAACCTACACCTCAGACGACACCACAACCTACACCACAACCTGCGTCACAGCCAAATTCGCAAACAGGTTTTGATCCTCAGAAGATAAAGGACGCTTTATCTAAATTGATGGGTCAGCAGAAATGAGGGATTCGAACTTAAAAGCAGTCATCAAGAAGATGAAGCGTAAGTTCAAGTCGGTAGACGCGCTTGAGGGTGTCAGACAAGAAAAACGGGGCTACCTGCCTTCGTGTGTGTTGCCGATTGACTACGTGTTAGGTATGCCTGGTTTCCCGCTTGGTAGAGTGGTTGAAATTTATGGTTTTGAGTCAGTGGGTAAATCCGCGATTGTTGCTGCACTTATTGGAGCTTGTCATCAGTTTGGTGGATTCGCGGCTTTATGTGATTCTGAATTTTCTTACACAGACAATTGGGCTCAGATGTTTGGTGTTATTCCTAAGGATTTACTAATGCTTAACACAGACAACTTGCAGTTGGTTGGAGAGCAATTTGTTTACTTGTGTAACGAACTGAGTGACAGTGTATCCCCGGTTGTATTGGCATTAGACTCTGTTGCAGCAACGCCTGTACTTGAGGAGGTTGACAGTGATTTATCGGGGAAGTCGCTAGGGCTCCACGCTCGTACACTGTCACGGATCTTTAGACAGTTGACATCGCTTATTGCAAAGTTGAATGCGCTTTTTGTTGCAACGAATCAAATGAAGGAGAAGATCGGAGTTTATGGTTCGTCAGGTTATACAAAGATTGGTGGGCACACGTTTGATTTTCACTGTGCGGCTCAGATTCAGCTTAAGAAGACACAGCTGATAAAGAACGATGAAGGTGAAATCGCCGGGCTTCGATTGGATGTTTTTTGTGTTAAGAATAAGTTAAGTCGTCCTTATTTGAGGTCATCTGTAGACTTTTATTTCGATTCGGGTTTTGATGACTCGAGAGCTGTTTTGGACCTCGCGTCGCAGTGGGGTTTGGTGAAGAAGTCAGGTAACGGGTGGTACGAGTTCCGTGGTCAAAAGTACCAAGGTAAAATGCCAGCTGACGTTCTTGAAGACGTGGAGAAGACTGTGATATCTACGTTTTATGGAGAGCTTGCTCCTAAAGTACTTCAAGTTAGGCAGTTAAGAAAACAGGGGGTTGGGCGTGTTAACGGTGTTTCCACGAACGAAGACGGAAAGGCGCCAGAGGTACCTCGAGAAGAAGGTGCTTAATAAGTTTCGACCTTATTTGTGTACTGAACCTGAAGCGACGTTGCATGCGAGGTTGCTCGGACAAGTCAGGCATTTCAGTTGCGCTTTACATGGTTGGTTATATTGTGACTGTGTTGACTTTTCCATAGTGAAGTTGATGAAAGTCGGTCTTTATGGTGATCTGCAAGCTGTGGTGCGGGACGCGTTGAGTATTACTCAAGCATCGGTAAGTCTTGTGATACAAAAGGAAGGTGTAGCTACCTTCTTTTTGATGAATGTAAAGAACATACCGTTTCGTATACAGCCATTCTTGTATGTAGATGGTTTTCTTGTGTGTGATTTTGATAGGGTACTTACGACTTTGGGGGAGGTAGTAATATGAAAACTGCTTTTGGTGTATTACTTGGTTTGTTGGTTGTGATATGGATGCTGCTTGGAGTGTGTTTAATAGCTATAGGCATTCATGTTGTGATTATGTGGATGGGTCTATCATGTAAAACCTTAGTTTATAGTTTTGCAGCACTGTCGGTATTTGTGGTGCTTTTAGATCTTGTACTACGTTTGATAACCAGGAGTAGATAATGTCTGAGATTCTAAAAATAGCGTTTACTGGTGATAGGGGTGTTGGTAAAACCACTTTAGCACATGATGTGGCACAGTCCCTTAAAATTTCTAATGTTGTTGTAGATGTAGGTGAAGTTGATTTACCAGCTGACCTAAAAACGTGTTACTGTATGGCTCGTTATATCACACTTTGGCTTTCGGGTGAGTCGTTTGTATGTGATAGGTGGTTTTCAGACAACCTTGTGTACGCACCTGCTTCTCT